GTACTGAACGCTGAAATCCTCCACACACCCAGAACAAGACCCCGGAGCAATCCGGGGTCTTTTCATAAATACTTACATGGCAATAGCAGGTATTGACTATTCTCTGTGCGGACCATGTATATGTGTCTTTGATGGTGGACCAAAAGACTCTTTTGGTATACATCGTTGTTCTTTCTACTATCTGACAAATGTGAAAAAGCAAGCACATGTTTTTGCTAAAATTATTTTCGGTGAGATGTTCGATGATTACAATACAGAAATTGAAAGATACCAAACCATCGCGGATTGGGCAGTTGATAAAGTTGCAGGATGTTCTGAAGTCGCCATTGAAGGGTACGCCTTCGGTGCTAGTGGAAGAGCAATATTTCAAATTGCGGAAAACTGTGGATTGCTCAAATATAAATTGTATCAGGTTGGTAAACCAATAGAGGTGGTTCCCCCGACAATGGTGAAGAAACACGCCACAGGGAAGGGTAATGCTTCCAAGTTGGAGATGGTAGAAGCATTCCGAAAAGACACTAACATAGATTTACACATGCTCATAACACCAGATAAAAAAACAATCGGCAATCCCGTTACAGACATCGCCGATTCGTATTACATTTGCTCTTGTTTACATCAGTCTATTCGGAAGCGTTTCTCGGTTTGAATTCTTTCCACAACCAAATAGCACAACCTACCAATAAAGTTGCCCAGAAGAATACCAAAAAACCAGTGGTTCCTGTCTGCACTTGAACCACGGCATTCAGGTCGGGTTGTTCTGGCGTTCGTGTTGGATCAAATATTTTTTGTCCACCAGAACATCCACTCAGAATCATAAACAAAGGTATCAAATATTTCATCTGCTCTTGCCTACTGCTGAACCAAAGTAGAAACCGACAACAGTAACAAGTATTTGTCGGTTCTCTTGTGTGAAAAGAAATCCTTTCACAGTCTCAAACGACATCACCTTATTGGTGCCAAATAATCCAAACAAGTCGAGCGGTGCATACTTTTCTTGTACGACCTCTACCACTGTAGGTATATTGAAGAAAGGTAGTATAAATGGAGCAAGGATCGTTCCGAAAAGTATGCACAGAACTATGATGCGACGGACCCATTTGCCCGCCTCTAGGTTGACTCGCTCGACTGCTTTGTTTTGTGACTCATCAGAAACACGAATCGCCTCGACCATGCGGTTGAAGCGATCCTGCTCGTCTTGTCTTTTTTCTGCGAGTGTTCTGAAGAAGAATCCAGTTATGCTACCTCCTAGTAGCGAAATGAATTCTGGTGTCAGGAATGCTTCTATCATTTGTTGTGCCTCAATCGTCCGTCATTTTGTCTTCGTCGGAGGAAAACTAATTCTCCGGTTTCTTCGTTACGAATGACTACTGGTTGTCTTGGGTTTCTTAGAGAATACTTCTTTATCTCGACTCCTATTTCGGAATCTTCTTCGATGTATTTGTTCCATCGTTCCCCACGAATTTTACCTTCTTTCATTCTTTCAAACATCTCATTAGAAACGCTGAAAACTTTACCTTCATATTTGTCTAATTCGTGTCTTCTTCTGATTTTCTTTCCAAGTTTTATGTCTTTACCAGCGATTGTATTGAACTTGCCATCTGTATTTGCAGAACCAGTAGACATCGCACCAGAAACATTTGCTATTTCTTCAACAAGAATTTTGAATCTGAAATTGTCAAGTGCTTCGTGAAACTTCATTAGATTGTCCTCAATATCTCAATTACCTTTGTGTCCATTGGTATTTCAATGTATTCTTTTTTCTCTGGAAGATAGTTTAGATAAACCAAGAATGTTTTCAAAAGAGGTTGGAATCTATCTTCCATTCGGTAAAAAAGTAGTTTAGTTGCTGCTTCTAATTCAAAAACATTGTAGAATATTATGATGTGATTCAGTATAAGTCTTTCTTTGAGTTCACCAGTTGTGTGGTATCTTCCAAATAACCTCTTGATGTATTTGATTCTGTTGAGGTCTTCCTCAAATTCTTCTATGCTTGAACACGCAGGATTGATGTAATTGTTCTTTGCGTATTCATATACGAAATCATCATTTCTAGTTTGTTCACATCCTGACGGAAACATTTCAAGAAGTCACTATATCTGCTTTGATACCTAATCCGTTTTCGAGTTCCATGACATCTAGAACCAACTCCATTGGTCCCATGTCTTCTGATTCAGCAAAAACGGAACCAAAATCAACACCAGTTTCGAATGTTTTGTTTTGCACTAGAGTGAAACGATGCTGACCCGGTTCGAGATTTGCTGTTGGTGTTCTTTCGAGACTCAATCCAGAAAGACCAAGTTTCTGTACCATCTTCTGAATAGGAACAACAGTGTGAGAGTGTGGACCACCAAGTTCCAGATTGATACCCTTGACTAGAGTTCTGAGAACTTCTGGATTTCTTAGGTGTTGTGGGTTGCGTGAACCGTCTGCAATACCATTGAGATCAGTACCATTGTGTGTATTGTATACACCACGAATCGAATCGGCCTCTAAAATACAAGAAGGATCGTAGTCGCCTCTTTCTTTTAGATTTTCTCTGAAGTCTCTATACTTTTTCATCAGTGATTTTCCCATTTTTTCTTTGCAGCGTTCTGTGAAAGAAGTTTACCTACTTCTCGCTGGAATGCCATTTGTTTTGCAGTATCTTGAGGTTGACCTTTACTAGCAACATCAAAATGCTTACGAATGATCTTCATCTGATCCTCATGTGTTTTTGGTGATGAGGTTTCAAACTCAGATACAGCAGCGTTGATATGCTCATTGTAATCTTCTGGTACAGAGGCACCACCCATCATGATATCACGGACGGTATCTGTGACTGCCCTTAGACTATTGAGACTGCTGTTATCGAACGGATTTGAATCTGACATGATTTACTCCTTCATTTATTTATGAAAAAAACTCACTAGCGATTTCGTCCATCTGACCGGGGGTCATTCTCTTTCGCTTTTTTGTAGTCTCTGGTCTACCTTCAAGATCCGAGATTGAGTATTCTTCTTTCTTCTCTTTGTATCTATCTGTGAAATCTTTGGCGATATCTTTCTTTACACCATCATCGGTGTCGTGCATGAAAATCTTATTGGTATGAACGACAACATTGTTTTGTTCCATGAACCTATTTCCAAGAAGAACAGGATAGATGTTTTCGCTTCGATCTGAAAGAGAGAATCTCGCATCCTTGAATGTTTTACCACCAATCTTGAAGTTCATTTCGACGACAGGTCTATCTTCCCTAACACCAGAACCAACATGGATATTCACATATTCGACGATTTTCTTTTTATATTTTTTCCCGTTGAAGGTAAACTCTACCATCTTCCCCTCTATTTTGAGGTCACGGGCGTCGATTACGGAATGACTGGAATTTCCAGAATCAATTCTTGCCTTGACAGTCTGGTTCTCTACCATGACTTTTTCTATCTTACCCATAGACAAAGCACGAACTTGAGGTTTCATCTCCATCGCACATGTGAGAACTTTTTCAATAAGTTCTTTGCCATTGATATATCTCTTTTCGCCCTCTACTGGTTTGTTGTTTTCGTAGTTCATGTAACGATCAGCACCAGAACCGGGTGAAGTATTCACTTCAATTGCATACAACTTACCACCAGAGACAGCATGATCGACTCCGACATACGAAGCACCAGAGGACTCCGCGATCTTCAGAACAAATTTCTTTTCTCGTTCGCTGAGTCTATACGGAACAGACTTTGCGCCGAGTGCCTTATTTGTTCGAAAATCACCTTCGACTTTCTTTCTTTTGATCGAACCGATGATTTTACCTTCAAACACGATCGTTCGAATGTCACCATCAATGTCAATCATTTCTTGGACAAGAATATCCTGACCACTCTTACGAAGAGACTGAACAACAGACTTGAATGAATCCTCGGAGTCAACCTTCACAACACCGATACCCTCAGCACCATATAGGGTCTTTACGATGACAGGGAACTTCTTGCCTATCTTTTCTAGTGATCTTGGGATTGATGCTTCGTTTGTTATGAGAGCGGTTCTTGGTGTATCAATTTTCTTCTTGTCAAAGGCGATAAAGGTAGCATACTTATTGTCAGCAAGGTTCATGGCATCTGGTCGGTTGACCATGTTGATATCATATTCATCCAGACCCTCGACCAATGCTTTTCCACTTGATGTTTTTCTTGCAGATCCACGAACAAAGACAATAGAGTTCTTCGGATCTATGGTCACATCCTTACCATTACCGTCGATGTTTTCGATGGTGATTTCACCTTCTTTGTATTCACCAAGGTATGCAGTTGTTGACTTGATGAATACTGGTTTGTGACCCATTTCATCTGCAATTTCTAGCATCTTTTTCGTAGTATCATTTTTGCTGCTATTGCTAACGACAAGAATGGTCTTCATGGTATCGAGTGGAACTTCTGGTTCTAGACTTTCTCGAATACCCATGTTCTTTCTGAGAAGATCGAAGAGTTCACTTGCAAAACGATCACTGACATTCGACGGAATACCATCCAAAAATTCATTGAAAGAGTTTCTTTCTGCGGCATCTCTCATCTTTGATGCACTCATGCCCTCAACACCAGTAGCGTCGGGATCTCTTTCGCCTGCACTTACAACTTGAAACTTATCTACATTCAATGATTTTTGTGGATCATCATGCTGGAGATATGGTGTGATTGTTTTCTTGAACTCAGGGACACGATCGGAACCGACAACAACAGTTATGTTCGAATAACCCTTGGATGTCAGAGACTTGATTGCGTCAAAAATAGTCTTCACCGAATCGTTGTCAACGATGTTCGCCTTTGGAAAGAACTTTTTCATCCACTTCACTTTATCTTTCGGTGAAAGTGGATTCTTCTTCTTGTCCTGCGAACGACTCGGGAAGATAAAAGCGTCTGCCCCCAATTTCTTAGAGACAGACATAACCTTGTCCACCAACTTTTGATGACCAACTGTTGGTGGTTGGAATCTACCAAATGTGAGGACAGCAGACTTTTCTTTTTGTCCTCTTAGTAGAAGTTTTTTATCAGAGGATGTGTTTTCCATTTCAGTCACGGTTCCAAGGGAAGAACTTGCTCACCCAACCCCATAGTTTGGGACCAATGAGAGAACCAGCAGCGAAAACTACGAGAGTGTAGAAGACGGTGCCAAGAAACTGACTTGTTGTGAGTTCTAGTGATTCCATATATCAACCTTTCTTAAATAGCGACTTTTTCTTTTCGGTTGGTTTTTGTTCAACCTTTTTGGGTGTGGACTCGACCTTCTTTACAACTTCAGGTGTCGCTTTAACCTCACCCTTGACTGAGACTTCGCCAACTTTGAGTGCGGCGGAACCTCTCTTTGTGTTCTTTTGATCTACTTTACTTTGACCTTTTCGTGGCATTACTTTCTCCTTTGTATTTATCTATCCTTTTACCCAGTTCTTTGCTGCGTTGAAGTTTGCCTTCGAGAAGGTCATACGATCCACAAGTTTGTACGCTCTCTTTGATATGTGGTCGATTGCAACAAATCCTTCGGGTGCTGTCACTTCGAATCCATTATCAGTTCTTAAGAACAAACCTATGCTCTTTACCTGTTCGATTTTTCTCACAAATAACATCTTGATGTCTTTTAACATCTGGTGTATCTCAATCATCTTTGTGAGAATAGATGAGTTTGATTTGAGGAAACTGAGCAAAGCATCTACTTTCTGTTGTTTCCTGCTTTTCGCGGCATCTGTCTTTAGTTTTGCAATTTCGGTTTCGTATTTCGATTTGATGTATTCCATAAAACCTCGAACGACGACTTGGTTTGAACCAATCCTTCCGCCGCGTACGAGTGAATTGTAATAAATCTTGAATTCATCACTGATCTCTTTGTTGCTCAAGAGTGAATCAATACCCGAAAGAACTTTCTTTGATGCGAGTCTTTTCACAGAACTTATCTTCCCAGCAACAATTTTTGTTTCTGACTGTGTGAAAGTCGCTGATCCTGATTCGTCTTTGAGGTCCGCATTATCGAACCACACATTAGAAGTCTTTCTCAACCCAGAAACATTAGGACCAAAACTTGCTTTCATGTTTGACATATCAGATCCTGTGTATTCTGTGTGCCAAACAACACCCATCTTTGCTTTCACGATTCTTTTTGCAAGATCACTCTGTGCCGGTACTGCATATGTGATGGTGTTTGGAGTAAATGTAATGTAAGATTCACCATCAATAACTTCTGAAGTCACATCATCCGTGAACATCATATCTCCTTGCAGAATACCTTTGATTCCAAGTTCTGGTAGATATTTCAATGCGACTTTTAATTTGTCGGCAAGACCACCTGCGTGATTATTGTCGATGTCTTGTTCAGTGTAA